CTAAATGTTAAGATTACTGTAAGAAAAAGAGCATTAGTTAAAAATAATACAAAATATTATCCTGATTGGGGATATATTTTTTTATCCGATGTTGTTATTGATAGTTATTACAGACAATTAGACTCTATAATAGTGAAATATCTAAGAGAAAGAAGTTATTAACATATTGATTTTTTACTCAAAATATGGTATATTATATAATATAAATGTAACATACTACTTAATACTGGCGATTCATGGAAAAGAGATCAAGTAAGAATATGAAAATCATACATAAAATATAACATTTATTTAGGAGTTATCTTGAATTGTTGTTAGTTGATAATGTGATAACACTCTTACCTCTATGTTTCGCCAGTTTTTTTGTGAATTAACTATAAAAAACATATGGCTGGTATAGCGGGAAAAGCAGGAAGAAAAACAGATTTAACAAAGGAGCTTTTTGCAAAAATTAAGAATTCTATTTTAGAAGGCAATAATTTAAAGGAAACTGCAAGAATTTGCGATATCGAAGAAAATACTTTATATCGGTGGAATTGCGATAATTATGCAAGTTTAAGCAATAAAGTAGAGGGATGGAAGAGGGATAGGAAACTTTTACTGGCTGAAAAGAAGATAGAACAGATATTAGAATTAAGTATTAGTGATAAAGCTACATTAAAAATACAGGCATATATAGCTAAGTTTACTGCTGAAACACTTGGTAAGGATAATTATAGCAAGAGAACAGAAAATACTGGTAAGGATGGAAAAGATTTACCTCAACCAATATTATTTGCAGTTGAAGATAAAACAAATGTACAAAATAACAACAGCGACAACCAGGATAATGAAACTCGAAAAGAGGATCAGGGCAGTGTCGGGGGGGACATCAGCTAGTAAAACAATATCAATACTTATTTATTTGATACATTTAGCACAGTCAGACAAGACTGCCACCTTGACTAGTATTGTTTCTGAGAGTCATCCTCATTTAAAAAGGGGAGTTATAAGGGATTTTAAAAATATAATGACAATGCAAAAGTATTGGAAGGATGGTAGTTGGAATGCTAGTGATAGTACATATACCTTTGAGACTGGTTCTAAGATAGAGTTTTTTGGAGCTGATAGTGGTGACAAGTTAAGGGGTGCTAGGCGTGACAGACTGTTTATTAATGAGGCTAATAATGTTGCCCAAGAAGCATTTGATCAGTTAGAGGTTCGTACTAAGGAGTTTATTTTTCTTGATTGGAATCCAACAAGTGAGTTCTGGTTTTATACTGATTTAAAGGATAAGAGAGATGATGTTGAGTTTATAACACTTACTTATTTGGATAATGAGGCTTTGTCTGTTGAAATTAGAGAGGCTATTGAGAGAAGAAAGGTTAATGAGGCTTGGTGGAGGGTGTATGGATTGGGACAGCTTGGAGAGGTTGAGGGAAAGGTTTATAAAGATTGGCAAATAATAGATGAAATTCCTCATGAGGCTAGGTTAGAGAGATATGGTTTAGATTTTGGATATAGTAATGATCCTACAAGTATTGTTGCTATATACAAGTACAATGGTGGGTATATATTCAATGAGGTATGTTATCAAAAGGGATTAACTAATAAGCAAATAGCTGATTTGTTACTTAATCAAGAAGAAAAGGCTTTGGTTGTAGCTGATAGTGCAGAGCCTAAGAGTATTGATGAGTTAAAGTTGTTTGGGGTGAATGTTGTTGGTGCTACAAAGGGAGCTGGAAGTATAAGACAAGGTATTCAGAATGTTCAAAATCAGAGAATAAGTGTAACTAAAAATAGTGTAAATATAATTAAAGAATACAGAAACTATCTTTGGAAAAAGGATAAGAATGGTAATTTTATAAGTCCGAATATTCCAGAGGATATATTTAATCATGCTATGGACGCAATTAGATATGGACTAGATAGTTTTCAGGTAATGGGAACAAGACCATTAAGTGGTGGTTCAAATAATAAATTTATATGATAGGAAATAAAGTACAAGATATAATTAAGTTAGCTGAAACACCTATTCAGCTAACTAGTGGAACAAAACAAGAGTCTTTGTTGTTTGATTATTATGAAATAGTCAAGAGAATTAATTATTATTTAAATAGTCAATATGTTGAGGGTTCTAATGATAGGATTTTTTGGAACATTGTTAATTCAAGGATTGTCCATGTCGCAAAGAATATTGATTTAGATACAAAGGACTTACAACCTTATGCTGACGGTGAAGCTAGTTATGTTCAGTCATGGATATTAAAGATGAAGTTTTATAAGTGGTTAGAAGATAATCATTTTGCTCTAGTTCTTAATAGTAGAAGTGTTGGTGTGGCATCTTACGGAAGCTGGGTTTGGGAAGTAAAGAAAGAGGGGGGTAAAAATACTATTAATGATGTTGATTTGGCAAGTTTATATTTTGATTTTTCTGTAAAGAGTATTAAAGATGCTTATGAAAACAGTGGAGTGGTTAGAAAATATATTGTTACTAGTGATTACTTAGAAACAAAGAGAGATGTTTACAGTAATATTGATATTGTTTTGAGTAAGGCAAGGGATAGTGAGATAGAGCTTTGGCAGTTTGACGGTGAAGATGACGGTTATAAAAGGGTTATTGGTTATGGGTATGGAGACAAGGCTATTGTTCTCTATGAAAAGGATATGAAGAAATGCCCTTACTACGACTTTCATATTGGTGAATATCAGGGGCGTTGGTTAAGAACTGGTGTAGTTGAAAGATTGTTTGATTTACAGGTTTTAGCAAATAAAAAGGTCAATCAAAATGATAGAAATCAAGAGATTGCTTCTTTGCTATTACTAAGAACAACTAATCCAGATTTAGCTGGTAATGTTTTAAATGATGTTGAGAGTGGAGAGATAATATTGAGTTCAGACTTGCAACAGATTGGAATTACAAATACAGCTTTTAGTTCATTTATCAACGAGATGCAACAGATTGAGAATAAAGCTGATCAGTTGTGTTTAACTCCTAATATTATTACAGCTGAGAGTACTCCTTCTAATATTCCGTTTAGAAGTCTTGCAACACTTACAAATGCTGGTAAGAGTGCATTTAGACTTATTAAAGAAAGTATAGGTGAGTCTACTGGTTATATGTTGAAAGAAGATATTTTTCCTTCTGTTGTGAGAGAATGGAGCAAAGAGGAAATATTTGAGTTAGCAAGAGATGAATCTGATGTTAAATACTTTGAAAAACAAATGCGTAAATTAGTAAGGTGGAGAAGTTTTGTTGATAATTTACTGGATGGTAAGGTTGTGAATAATGAGCAGTTAGAACAGGTTGAAAAAGTGTTTGATGAAGAGTTTGAAACAATGCCTAAAAAGATTAAAATACCATCTAATTTCTTTAATTTTGATTTTCATATTAAGACAAATATTACTGGTGAATCAGTTGATAAGACACAGAGAAATGATGCGTTGTTTAATGCTTTGACCTTTGTACAGAGTAATCCTGCTATTATTAATATTCCATACTTCCGACAATATTGTGAGGAGAATGGGATTAATTACTGGAGACTAAAGCCAGAAGAAGTGGAGGCGTTAAAGGGTGAGATGAAAGGTCAAGCTCCAAAAGAGCCAATGGGGGAGTCAAAAGATAAATTATTAAGTGCAGTTGATAGCGAATAATATATGAAAAAGGGATTTACACAATCAGTTGAATGGAGGGAATTAAGGGATTTTTTTGAAGAAGAAATAGAGAAATTAAAGAAAGATATACCATATAAAGATAAGGATAATGATTTTATTGCTAAGAGATATGTGGCATTAAGAGAGACTGAGAGACTTGTAAGGCTTATTATGAGAAAGGTTGAATTGTCAGATAAGGAAATTGGACACGGAAAAGAATCATTTAAGTAGTTATTTACAATATAAAGGGAACAAAACTTTGATAGCGTAGCGTTGGCTATTAAGGCAGTTTTTGTTCCCTCTGTTTTAATAACCAGCACCATGCTATCAAAGCGTGGTGTTTTTAATTGAGTTCTCACTCTCTAAAAAGTGATTTATAAATAACCTTATTCTTATTATGGAAAAAGAAAATTACCAAGAAGAAGAAATCTTGGAAACTGATGAGCAAACATCTCAAGAAACCGACAATGAAGAAGTCGTAAAAACAGAAGAGTCTAATGAATCAGAAAGAGTTGATGATTCAGAAGATTTAAAGGCTCGACTAGAGGATCTTGAACAAAAAAACAAGGAACTTTATGCGAGAATTAAAAGGGGTACAAAGAAAGAAATTAATAAAACAGAATCACAGATTGACAATTTAGATCTAATGGAATTTTTTTCTCAAGGTGGCACAAAGGAAGATGTTAAACAGGTTGAGGCTATTATGAAGGGTAAAGATGTTTCTTTCGAAGAGGCACAAAAAGATTCTTTATATGCAGCTTATCTTGAAAAAAGACAAGCAGAGAAAAAGGAAGAAAAGGCACAACTTAACACTTCTCGTGGTGTTGCTAGTAATAAGGAGTTCAATAGTGAGATGTCTAGAGACGATCACATGGACGCTTATAAGAAAAAAATGTCTAAGATAAAGTTGTAGTTATTTGTGATTTGAGTATGTATGGCTTATCCTACAAGTACTTACACAAACACAGAACTTGCTGGTATGATTCCAGAAATTTGGAGTCAGAAGGTAAATGATTTTGCACAGGAAAGATTGGTTGCAGCTAAGTTCTTCACTAATTTAAATAGTGAAATTACTCAAGGTGGTGATATTTTTCATATCCCTGTATTGAGTGAAATGACAGCAGCTTCAAAAACTCCTGGTACTGCAGTTACAGTTAATAATACAACTATTACAACAGTTGATTTAACTGTAAATACATTGGCTTATTGTTCATTTGCTATTGAGCGAAATGAAATGAGACAACTTTTACAAACTTATAATGCACAAGAAAGACTAATCCAAAATGCTGGTTACACAGTGGCTGCAGTGTTGGAAGATGCTTTGATCGCATTGTTCGCTAGTTTCTCACAAACACAAGGTACATCTGCTACTC